GTTTAGATAAAGATAAAGATTTGGCCGGTATTGCTAACTTAGTTCTCACAGAAGACATTATTCCAAACGCAAACACAACTGGTAGTGTTTTACAGAAGTCCTGGGGAGCGTTGAGTAAATCCATGACGTATGGAGCTCAGCCTGCATACTGCTTCTATGCACAACATGGAGATTATTTTGGTGCAGACTTCAAATTACCATACATAAAAGACGTTATCTTAGAATCTGGAAAAGTCTACGACAAAGACTGTAACGTTATTTTCTTACGGTCGTGGTATCAGCCAAATGATATTAAGTACCTAATTTACCGCGAAAAACAATTAAACAAACAGGGAATAAAGAGTGGTTGGCGTCTAGATAAGCTGGTCAATCTACAGGCTAAAGAGAAGGATAATGAAAGCAAAACTCCTGCTGAACGTGCTTTAGGGCTTGAAATGGGTGGTATTGAAATTATCTTTGCCTTTCAGAAGGGGAAGGATGCGTTATTTTACGGATATAGTCCAGACAACAAAGAGGTTGTTTACTCAACTGTCAATCCTGATCCGAGAGGCATTATTCCAATTCATTTCCTGTATCACGACATGGACATGTCTAGTCCAATTGGACGTGGTGCAGTTGAGCTCGTAGCAGGTCTTCAAAACATGCTCGATTCAGAGATACAAATGTACCAGTATGCAGAAGCTCTAGGATTAAATCCACCACTCATGAAGCGAGGCTCATTTGATACTTCAACGATCAGATATAAATTAAACGCTATTTGGGATTTAGGGACAGATCCTAACGCAAGCATTTCACCAGTTAATATTTCTACGCACGCATTAAGTAATTTCTCGAACAATTATGGTCTAATCAAGAGCCAGATCTTAAACATAAACAACGCTAATGATACCAGTATATCTGCTGAAGTCGGCAATCCTGGCTTTTCTCGAACAGACAGCGGTGTTAAAGCTCAGCAGGAGCGCACGAACGTTAGTGATAATTATCTTCGCAAACAGTTTGAAGATTGGTTTGGCGATGTCTGTGAAACAATGCTCAATATCCATTTTGCGCTATCTGAAGGCACAAAAACAATTGAGCTCACTCAGGAATATATCAAGCGCCGAAAAGTTGAAGATCCTAATTTTAATGCAACTACAGCTACCGTTGATTACAGCCAAGAAATAAAGGGCTTTAAGTTTAAGGTTGATGCATCTACTTCAAAGCTCAAAGACGACGAACAATCGATGGAGAACCTAAAGGGGATATTAGAACTGGCTCAGTCTGACCCTGAATTAGGTCAATATATCCGTAAAGATCAGCTATTAAAGCGAATGATTACTAAGTCCGGTGTAGATGACCCTGAAGAGTTGATTATAGACCCTGATCAAAACAATAACGGTATAGCCGATAGCGAGGAGCAATATGAATAACGATTTAATCCCAAACACTGGGCTTTCTTGGGGTATTCCAGAGGAACGTGAAGAAAAGGAAAAGAAGGAGCGAGTAGCCGCTCAGAAAGAGATTGATGTACTTCAGGTTCTCCTAAAGGGTATGGACGAAAAAATCCAGTTAGCGCAAAACATCAATCAACTGACTATGAATCCTGAGACTTCAGAAGAGTCGTTAAAAGTTCAATTACTTGCTGCAAGATGGCGTGTCAACGACCTGACGGAACTAAAGGCATGGATTCAGGAACAGGTGGAGAAAACAAATGGATAAGAAAGACGTGAGAGACAAATTAGAGCAGCCGCTTGAGACTGAATCTCTTTTAAAGAGTCATGAATTCAAGCAAGAAGGCAGGGTTTTGATTTGTGTAGACGATCCAAGCTTGACCGCAATTCTTCCGCTCGGAGTGTATTTATTTGGTGAGAAAGGAGCGTATCGACTAGAGAAGTTGTTTTAGGTGGGTTGCAGGCTGGTGGTGTTTTTTGTGGTTTTATCACCATCAGCCTAGAGCTCATCTCCTTGAACTCTCATCTGCGCACCGATGTAAAAGGTCGTAAATAACTAAATAAAAGGAGTAAACACCGTGGAAAATACCACTACAGACGTAAATACCAGCCAGAACGCGGCAGATGTGTCGTCAACATCAGACAGTTCAACCGACAACCTTGATTTCCAAAATGGCTTCTGGGAAGAGGGCGAACAGTCGGAGGGTGAGTCCAAAACAGACGAAACCCAAGAAACAGAAACTGAGGACAAATCTGAAGATAAGTCTGAAGAGAAGCCAGAATTTCCGAAAGCAGAAGAGCGTACGGCTCAGCTGAATAACGAAATTCGAGGATTGGTAGCACGCCGAAACGAGCTGCAGCAAGAAGTTTCTCAATACGAGGGTATTGCAAAGCTTCAGCAGCAGATCAACGAGAATCGCGTGACACCAGAGCAGCTAGAGGCTATGGGGTTAGACCCACAAGACGCCGCAGTGCAGTCACTTCTCTATAATCAAGAGATTGATAAGCACCAAGCTGAGCTCAATCAAGTTCAAGCTGATATTGCTGACCTTCAGTACAATATCGCACTTGATAGAGTTGAGTTGCTCAAAGACTACCCTGTATTCGACGAGAAATCGCCAGAATACGATGCAAACTTTACCGACAAAGCCACTCAGCTGTACATGCAAGCAGCCAACCTACAACTGAATGAGGAGGGTGTGCCAGTGTCAGCAGATATGAAGTTGTATGAGTTTATGTCTGCTTTAGCTGATGTACGCGCAGAGGGTATTAAAATCGGTAGCCAAAAAATATCAAAAACAAAACAATCTGCCGCAGTGATGAATGCTGGCGGCGCACAAACAACTAACTCTGAAGAAGACCCTGTATTGAAGGGCTTTGACGAAGGATAAGAAAAGGAGAACCTAAATGTCAGTAGTATTAACAGACAAAGTTGCTTCTAAGGTTGATGAGCGATTTACTCTCGCATCGTTTACCGAAGGAGAATATTCAAGCGATTACGATTGGGTTGATGCAGCCACCGTGAAGGTGAACTCAACGCCAACCGCTCCATTATCGGCATACAACCGCACTGGAGATGACCGCTATACAACGACCAACATTGAAAACAAACAACAGGTTATGACCTTGTCAAAAGATGAGGGATTCCGCGCAATCCTTGACAAGATGGATCAAAAACACACTTCAGGTGCCTTGAAAGTCGGTCGATGGATGCGCAAGCAAACCGATGAAGTGTTTATTCCTACTCTGGATAAATACCGCCTAGCATATCTAGCTACTTCGGCTGCTACAAACAACATGCTGATCACCGAAGCTATCACCAAGAGCACTGTTTATGACAAGTTCTTGGAGCTGAACGAAAAAATGACAGACGAACTTGTGCCAACTGAAAATCGTACCTGCTGGATGACTGCAAAAGCTTACAACTTCTTCAAGAGCGGTGGGTTTGTTACCGATTCTGATGCAGGTATGAAGATCAAACAAAAGGGTGTTGTTGGTCTGATCGATAACGTCAAGATCAAGGTCGTCCCTCGCTCATACTTGCCAGCAAAGCACGAGTTCATCATTGCTTACAAGAACTCATGGCTTGCTCCGAAAGTATTGGCTGAGTGTATTGACCACGGCGACACACCACAAGCAAGTGGTAACACGATTACTGGTCGGTTGGTGTATGACTGCTTTGTGCTTGACATGAAAAAGAAAGGTATCGCAGCTCTTAAGACTGCTTAAAGGAGGACAAGATGGAAGAGAAAAAGTATGTAGACCCAGCAGAAAGCGCACGCGAACTGTGTCTAGAGCGATTCAAGACAGCTGATCCTGAAGGCTATGAAGCATTTATCTCTGCTGAGAAAAAGGCTACTGAGAAAGCTGAGAAAAAGACTACTGAGAAGTAGCTTCTTGGGGCGGGGAAACTCGCCCCATCTCCGCGTTTTGCCTCTCCGCGATAAATGAGAGGTCGAAGATTAACAATTTGGAGAGAGACTTGGTAGAGTGTGTTATGGACCGCTCTATGGTGCTATAATGATGGCAAATCATTTAATCTTGTGGGAGAAGATAGATGGAAAAAGCGAAGAAGGATCGCAAGGGCGCTAATATTTATAGCGTTATTGATAAACACTACAGGAAAAAATCTCAGAGAGAAGCCGCAAAAGCAGTTTGGATAGCTGGGGTTACTGGCTTAACTCTTACAATCTTTGGAGTCGGTCTTTGTGTGCTGATTATGTCTATAATGCTTGTGACCAACAACTTAGACAGTGAGTTTTTCGCGAAGTATTTCTTTCTGGCTATGGCCCTTGTCTGTGTTTACTATTTACCATCCCGTGGCATGCGACGCATAGACGATACGGCAAAAGCATCAGCTTGGACGAGTTTGTTTTTGTCAGTTCTTGGCGTAGTGTCTATCTTGGGGATTTGGCAGCTCATAGTGTGCATAAAAGCTGTTCGTAGTCTTAAAGACTACAAGCCACTAAATCAAGATAAGCTAAGCGCTAAAGATGTGATTATACGAAGCGACGCAATTTCTGACATAGTTAAGAAAACACTAATAATGCTGGCTATAGTCGTAGGAGTCGTCATAGTCACAGGGGTGTTGAGTGAGTTGGGAAAACCCAAAGCCGATACAACTACAGAATATAGCCCATCGACTCTTAATACTGTATACGGGGACGATCAATTTAGTGTAAAACTATCTGAAAGCGCCAGGAAAGACAAGGACACGCAGGGCGAAGATGGTGTAACGATATCAGGGTCAATCTATTCTGATATATTGGCGAATAATAAAGCTATGGTTAAAGTTGGCTGTATCGCTTATACGCAGAATGGCAGTGAGTTATCGATAGCAAAAAGAGAAACAATAGACTATGGTTTTAATGCTGAGGTAAAAGAGCTAAGAGATAAAAGTTATATGGTTACTGAAACCTCACGAAAGTATGATGATACCACTGGAGGTTTGATTTCGGGATTTCTAGAGGCGTCTTTAGAAAGAAACGGCAGTCAAAATACACTTCGATCCTATGTTGGCACAAGACGAAACCAGATGTGTATAGTCTATGTAATTGCGCCAGGAAATCTAGTCGATCAAATATACGGCGATGTTATGGGAACATTTACAATAAAGTAAGCAGACCTTGACTTTTTACCTCTGTTGTGCTAGGGTGAGGGTATGAAAAAAGCCATAGTCATCACAGCCATTGTGGCGCTTACGATAGGCGTTAGTGGTGGTATATGGCTGAAGACCCGTCTGGATGCTCAAGCAGTGGCTGGAGCGGCTCATGAGCAAAAACAGGAGCAACCAAAGAGTAAGTATGATGTCGGACCACCAGATGCACAGGAAATCCTGGAGCTAGTAAATAAGGAACGGGCAAGAATTGGCGTGGCACCACTAGAAGTTGACCCAAGGATAAACGCCAGTGCACAGGAAAAAGCTGATGATATGATCAGCCGTAACTATCGCGATCATGTATCGCCCGAGGGAATACATGGGTATGAGTTGGTATTTAAACATACAGGCGGGGAGTGCAGACATGCTAGTGAGAACCTAACCTGGCGAACAGATAACAACTCAGATACATCCCGAGACGCTTTTAACAGCTGGATGAACTCAGAACCTCATAGGAAGGCTCTACAAGATTCGAAATACACCAAAACGGGCCTAGGAATAAACAAGGATATTGTCGTCCAGCACTTCTGCCAGCCCTAAATAATATATTCCACCAAGTCTCTCTCCTTATATAACAATAAGGAGAATTTTTTATGGCACTCTTTGGAGATTGGTCGAGGGGAGATATCTTTGCTGATAATGGTTGGCTTGGCGGCGTCAGGGACAATCGTGGTGTGCACGCAGATGTACGTAACGGTGTTACCTATGGTACGTTCTGGAAAGGTCGAGACGGCAATGTCTACGTCGCTGGTAAAAATGGCGTTCATAACGCTGGTAAGTGGGACAACAATACAATTAACTACTGGACAAATCAGGCGTATCGATACGAGTCTGATCCTAACCGTGGTGGTGGCAGAACACCCAACAATGACGCAGGAGACGCTTCTGGCAGCTATTACGGCAGTGGTGGCGGTGGTGGTTACTACAACCCCTACGCTGCTCAGGAAGCTCGTAACAGAGCAGACGCTATCGCTAAATATGACGATGAAATCGCACAAGCTAATTCAGCTATCAACCGTCTAGGTGGTCAGGAAGCCGTCGGTATTGCTAACGCTGGAAAAGCTAAAGACCGCGCATGGCAAGAAAACGAAAACAGCTTTAATGAATCAACTGGTCGTTACAACATGAACACCAAAGACTCTATCGACAACATCAAAAAGACCCGTGACCAAATTGAAAGCGACGCCGCAAGTAAAGTTCGTTCTGCTCGAGGCATCCTGGCAGCAGGTGGAGCAGGAGATAGTTCATTTGCTAAAACTGTAGCACCTTACGAAATCGCTAAAGCTGCCTCAAAACAGCAAGGCGAAGCTCAGGATGCATACGCTAAGAACCGCCGAGATATGGACATCAACTACTTCGCGGTTAAGAACGCCTACAAAAAGAACCAGGGGGACATTGAAAGCGAATATAACAACCGTGTGAACAGCGTTCGGCAAAAGATAGCACAATCCCGTGCTGAACTGTTAGACCGCATCAGAAGCGCCAACGTGGGCAAACAGACGGCAAATGGCTCAAGCATGGCAGCGGCTATTGCAAGCCAGCAGGGCACTCGTGACCAAATCAACCGTTTGGGCACGGAGATTGACGAATTAGGACGTGATCGCAGTATTCCTATCCAAAAAGTCGAATGGAAGGCTCCAGACCTTGCAACGTACGATCCGAAAGATGTTACGGTCAAAGATAATTCTGAAGTTGGCGGCGCAAATGATGAGATTTCACCAAACTTGCGTCCAATCTTGAGCGATGAAGAAAAAAAGAAGAAACAACAGTTAATGTAGGGAGTAATTAGGAGATGGATTTTTTTCAAAGATTAGGTAACTTTTTTACTGGCAAGGGCTGGGTTAGTGATGAGGAAAAACGACGCAAAGAGCAGCAAAACCAACCTCAGGCCCAGCCTCAAAATCAGCCAAGGGTTACGTTTAATAATCAGAACAACAATCTTTTTGCTGGCGTAAATAGAGTTCCTGATTGGGCAAAAAGTCCGTCTCCTATTCCAGAAGTAGATAAAAAGCCAGAAGAAAACACTGTCCCTAAGGTGGATACAGTCCCAAAGGCAAATCAGTTTAATCCTACAAACCAAGAAACCAAGCCTATCATTCCACAGATAAAACCTGATATCCCTCAGAAAACTGTAGCCGACGCCCCTAAAATACTTACCCCTGAAGGGCAACAAGATTGGGTGAACAAGCAGAATAAATCAATTCAAATTCAAAATACAGTCAATAAACCAATCCAAACCCAAAATAAGCCAACATACTTCGATTATTTAAATCCATTTGGTGAACATGGACTATTTGGCGCAAAACAACAACAGAATTTCAAATCAATAGTAGAAAAACCGATTACAAACAAAGTAGAACAATTCAACAAGTGGATCGATTCATCTGACAAGCAAGAGGGTTTTCAGTGGAGTGACCCAGGAGATTATGTACGGTTTGCAGCAAAAATACCTGGAGGCGCAATTCAGGGCGTAGCTGAGGCTCCAAATAAGATAGCCAGCGCAGTATCAGGAGTAGAAGCAGACGAGAACGGCAAAGTTAAACAGTTAAACGGCTGGCAGCGACTAGGAAAAGGCCTAGACGCCGGTATATCAGTTGGTGGACTAGGATTCGGTGGTTCAGGCACATTGATACGCTCTGCGATTGGACAAGGGGGCAAACAGCTGGCGGGGACAAGCAGCTAAGCAAACTATAGCTAAAAAAGCGCTAGGGCTTGGCGGAAGTGTACTAAAGGATGCCGCCAAAGAAGGCGCAGAAGAGGTTGCTCAGACCTTTGCACAGGATTTAGCTGATGACGGTAAAGTAAACACCAAACTAGGAGATTATTTCCAGGCCGGGGCGCTTGGTGCGCTTGGGGGCGGCATGATGAGTGGTGCTGGTCATGCTGTAAATGGTGTTAAGGGAGTGGTGAGGAATAAGATCAATCCTTATGGAGAGAATGGTGTCGGGATTAATCGACTATCTCCAAACCAAATGAAATACAATGCCGCTGAAGTTGTAGGTGGTATAGCTGGAGATACAAGAAAGCGCCTTAGTCAGGCAGCTTTTGGTGATCTACAGAAGGCACGAACTGGCAATCCATACCGAACAAGCGATGGGATGGATGTGGAGCTGAGCCGCAACGGTAATAGAAAAATGACTGCAACGTCTCAAAAAACACCTAACGAGATGTTTAATGTCCAGCAAAGGCTTGCCCCTAAAATCCAGGAAGCAATAGAAAAGTCAAAACAGATAGACAGTAACATAGATACTAAAGAGCATGGTTTTGCCAATGATGGATTCACATACAATGAAGTTCCTGTGCGATACAGGGGCAAGGATTATGTCACTACCTTTGACATAGGTAGTAATGACAATAAAAACCTCTTATATAACGCTACAACAAGAAAATCCCCCATGGAGCCAGCAGGGACGAACCCGTCAACTGAGTTACACCATCTAGGGGATTCTCATGTGGATAGTGTAACAAATAATATAACAGGACGCAATACTCTCTATGAGGGCACCATAAGAAAAACCTCCGTGTCGCCAGGGGAACTTATCGAACCTGGTTATAACACAGAGGCTTCTAATCGTAATGTAGCGCAAGAAGTCCAAAATGTCAATGACGAGAATGTCTACAGGCCAACAAAGCCAGGCTTTTTCGGTACAGCTCCTGAAGATTACCACTATAGAATCGAGCAAACACCACACGGCAAGTATGCAATCGTCGAAGAGTACGCTGATGGCAGTCCATCACAGCGATACTCAACACATTCAGATATTGCCATTGCCAAGCGTGAAGCACGGAGATTAGCAGAAGGGCTAGAGAAGCCAATTCAGGTCGAAAAAACGGGCAAGGGCTACAACGGATTCACTGAACGATCAGCTGAAATTGAGCTAAAGAAACTACAAGCAGCCCACCCAGAGTACGATTGGGAAATCAAACCAGCCGAGCATATGGATAGCCACGATATAACGCGAGGTAAGTATGGTATTAAGGGGGTGCTACGTGAGAGTGACGCCCGCCTCGACGGTCCAAATCACCCGACAAGAACCTACGAGGTCGATGAGGCTGCACCAAGAGCCGAAGAGGGGCTAGACCAAACACAAGAATCATTTGAGCCACTTGGCGCTAAGATAGAATCGCCTCAAACTAATGACGCGCCAGACAGTCTCGATATTGACAGTATCGAAGCTGCCGACATAGACCCATCTGAATACGCTAAAGAAATGACCAAACAGCAAGAATTAGCCCATAAAGGTGAACAACCTACTTTAAGAGATCGTTGGCGAGACTTCAAGGCGGATATGCGCGAGAGATTCGTAGACAGGTTTGCACCTATTGAGGATAGAATTACTAATAAAGCAGACCAGCTAGAGATGAGAGCTGCTCTAGATAGAACACTGAGGGCAGACAGTTTGTCTGAAGCATTTATTCGAGACAATGGGTTTGATCAGCTGATCAATAGTTTCAGAAACAAAAAAGAAATGCAGATGTTTGACCAGACATTGATCGCTAAACACGCTCTAGAGCTAGAGAAAAACGGTGTACAAACTGGGCGAGACCTCGCAAAAGACAAAGCACTCATTCGAGAGGCGGATAAGCGTTTTGAAAATGAATTTGCTCAGGTGAGGGAGTATTCAGATAAGGTCTTACAACAGACAGTAGACTATGGGCTTATCAGCCAAGACACAGCCAACTACTTACGGGAGAAGTACCCTGAATATGTGCCGTTTGACCGTATCTTTTCTGATAGTGAATTAGACGCTCGTACAGGACGAGGAAGAGGAGGCGAGGCGAGCCTCAGTAAACAGGATATTGTCCAGCGAATAAATGGCTCACAGAGGGCTATAGACAGTCCGCTCAATGCGTTAGTCATGAAGACTCAGGACATGATTCAACAGGGTGAACGCAACAAAACAGCAGAACTTCTGGCGAGTTATGCAAAAGATCCAAAAAACCCATTCCTGCTAAAAGAATTGAAGGATGGAGAGAAGGCGAATGGACGACCAACGATCAGCTACCTAGACAAAGGTACAAAACGTACATTCCTTGCCGCACCTGAAGTTGCTAATGCAGCTAAAAATATGAACCGCGAGCAGGTGGGTATCATCTTAAAAGCCTTGATGCAGCCAGCCCGCTTGCTGAGAATGGGTGCGACATCAATCAATGCTGGGTTTACTATGGCAAACGTTGTTAAGGACTTTGTGGGTGCTAGTGTGAACTCAAAAAATGGGTTCTTTTCAACAAATCCGAAAGTCCTAGCCAAAGCATTAGGTGTAGCTTTTCATCATAAGGGTGATATGTACCTAGAAATGCAGCGCGCTGGCGTGTTAGGAAACAGCTATGAATTGACTCGTAATGCTGCTCAGTTAAACCTTAAGGAAATACGCAGCCACAAAAACTTCTGGCGACGTTCAGCACACAACATAAAGAAACCTCTTCAAACACTAGAGAACACGATTGGACGCAGCGAGGACTTTGGGCGAGCTGTTCAATATCTCTCAAATAAAAACTATGCAAAACGCCACGGGATGAGTGAATCAGAGGCGATAAAGTTCGCAGCTGATCAAGCGAGGTGGAACTCCACAAACTTCTTGCGCAGTGGTTCATATGGTAAAGTCATAAACGCCATTGTGCCGTATTCAAACGCAGGTATTCAGGGTCAGCGAATTATGCTCCGCAGGATGAAAGAAAACCCTGTAAGGTATACTTCAAAGGTTGTTTTGGGCGTGGCAGTCCCTACCGTTTCTGCCTTGGCTTTCTCATACGGAAGCGAAAAGGGTAAAGAAGTCATGGATAACCTGCCTGACTACGTCAAAGAAAACAATGTGGTGATTGTATCCCCAGGAGCGACCTATAACAAAGAACAAAACAGGTGGGATGGGGTGTTTATGGTTCCAGTACCACCTCAATTCGCACCGCTCCATCGACAACTCCATAACATGACGAAAAGTGTTATGACAGGACAACAATTTGATATGGGCAAAGCCGCTGGAGACGCTGTAGAACAAGTTACGACTGTCAATCCATTGGAAATAAGGCGCACAGCTTCTCAGTACGTTCCACAAGCCGTGAAACCAGCCATAGAGACCTGGGCAAATAAAAACCTATACACTGGTCAAGAAGTCGTACCAGAAGGGATGAAAAACCTTGCCGAAAAAGATCAATGGGACAATAACACCAGCCTAACAGCTCGAAAGTTTGGAGAGCTAACAGGGCTCAGTCCTAAGCAAGTCGATAACGTTTTCAGAACATCGACTGCTGGCGGTGGGCAAAACTTGCTTCACGGTACAGACTGGGCTATTGCAAAAGCCACAGGAGCTTCTGACGATGAAATAAAGGGTAGAAGCATATTAGATTCTATTACTGGGCGATTCTACGCACCAAAAGGCACAAGCCAAGGATCGTACTATTATCAGTCGCTTGAAAAAGCTGCTAAAGACAATAAGCTTGCTGGTAGCGATTTAGAGTTTTTCCAGGGGCTAACTTCTAGAAAGTATAATGAGAACGGTCAGGCAGAAGGTAAAACGGAAGCTGATGCTATAGCGCATAGTCGACTTCTGGCAAGTAAGCCTGTCCTCGTAAAAGCCCTCAGTGAAGCAGCGAGATGGCGTGCAGAGCAAACAGGCGAAGAGCTAGACCCTCTATACAAGCTTCCAGTGGACAAACAGCAGTACTTCTATCACCTGCAAGGTTCACCTAAGAATGGCGCCGAGCAGAGAAAGCTAAAACAAGACGCACCTTGGCTAGAAGATTTTCAAAAAGAAAGAAGTGCATACTTTAAGCGTCAAGACTTCAAATCTGGAAAGAGTAATCGAGTGCCATACCCAGAGGTAAGTGATGAACTTCAAGCTACTCTAAAAACATACCACGATATGCCAAGTAGCCCTCAGAAATGGGCATTCTTGGATGCTCACCCTGAATTGTCTGATCACTATAAGCAAATAGAGGATTACAACAACAAGGTGCGTGAGGCTCAAGGTTACGCCCCACAGCGAACCCGCCCGCAACAAAGCCAATACGTAAAAATGCAAATGGCTAATAAAAACTGGCGAGATCCTGCCGTTGCTAAGTATTTGCAGGATTTGAATGTCTACAATATTACTAATTCGGCTTCTCTGGCGGAAATGCAAGGCGAAGATCTGTCTCCAAAAGCTCTGAGAGCTATTCAGAGTTTGGGTAAGTATGGATTAGTCAAAAATCCAGACGGAACGTTTGCTCTTAAGTACCCAGATGGTCAAGGTACTAACGAATCTCACATACAACCTGGTGCGGTAGATACAAATAGCTTCTGGGGTAGAGGTGGCCGCAGAGGATACAGAGGGCGAGGAGGCAGTACTGGAGATGGCACTAGGACCTCTACAGATACACTTAAAAAAGCCAACGCTACAGCTATTAGCATGAATACGTTTAAGCATAATCAATCCTCTAGAGCACCTCAGTTTACTGGTAAAGCTATTCAGCTCAATCAACTGCTAAAATCACGAAAACCAAAAAGTAGAGTAGTTACTTTTCGATAGGTATATGCTAAAATAAGAGTAATTCTAATCTACCAAAGTGCTTGGCGATTGGATACATAAAAAATAACTTGCGGTTATTTGTGTATTCGTTGCCAAGCACTTTTTCATGAATCACCGCGGAAGGTGGTTTCATGAAAGTAGAAGAAGCAATAAACCTTGGCTATCAAACGGCGACGGGAAAGACAAAAACACTCAGTCCTGGTAACTCAAAATACGAGCGTATGCTTAATATTGCCAATATGGCTACTATGCAATGGGAGAGTGAGCCAGACGTCGTATGGGGTTCTTTGTGCGAAGATAGGGAAATAGGCGTAATTGACGATAATACGCCATACAAGCTGTCTGCAGATATCAGGACAGTAGATTTTCGCAAGTTTGTTCGGCTAACGAAAGATGCTCAAAATTGGACATTTCCGTTTATATCCCCCCAAATGGCTAAAGATGGATGCTATGGTGTCATTCAATTAGGCTGGAGACTAGACTTTAAGGGTCTATCTGAGCAGATGAAAGGTGCAACAATTATCGTGCCTATAGTCCGCCACGCAAAAAAACTAATAAAAGCTGATGACATCGTAGAAGTTGATGATCCATATTGGTTGGTGTACATGCTTGCAGCTGAGTTTGTGCGTAATAGTCGCACTAAATCTAATCAGTATGGCAATTTGATCACCCTAGCACAGTCCTCAATGGAAGGTATGAAGAACCGCAACGGTTACAAGTTTGATGAAGTGCCTCGGGAGGATATTTGGCTATGCTAAAGCCGCCAAAAAGCACTCCTCAGCCTAATATTGATAGGTTAAGCATTAAAGCCTGGAACAAGGGATATATTTCTGCTATGGATGCAGGGCGTATGCCTAATAGCGGATTGTTGAAAATGACCAACGCCAGATTAAAACAGAATGGAACAGTCGCCCCACGTCCAGGTACCAGGCAGTATGGAGATACTTTGCCAGGCGAAGTTTTAGGCTTTGATGAATATGTTGAAATTATCGACAATAAACGAGTAAATAAACTTCTCGCAATCGTAAAAGATGGCAACAGAGCGCATGCTTATACTGCGCTAGATGGTAGGGGCTGGACTAAAATCGACGGAATAGATTACCACTCTGAGGCGTATCCAACATTTACTCAAGTTAGAGATAGGGTAGTAGTGACGAATGGAGAAGATTATCTATCCTATTATGATATCCAAAAGAAAAGGAACATCCGCCCAACAGCCCTACCAACAGTCACTGGTGTAAAAGCTGAAGCCTTTGGTATAACGGGAACAAATGACACTCTCTATTACTGCGTGACGGCTGTAAAGAATGGAGAAACGGCACGAAGCGACGCAGCTAGCGTAAAGGTTAGTAAAGGGCGCACTGAATGGCGCGGTAAAAACGTTGATAAAACAAAGGGACAAGTTGAAGAATACGTCAAAATAACCTGGAACAAAACGCCAGGCGCGGAATATTACGTTCTTTATTGTGGGATATCACCAACAAGTATGCGAATGATGGATGTTATCGGTCAGGCTAGTGATGATGCACAGACTCAATCATATGATGATATCGGACAAAAAATTCTCAATCCTAACGTTATTCCGCCTAACTCTAACAGCACAGCAGGAGTGAAGGCTTCTCGATCCGTCTTGGTAGCAAGTCGCTTGTATCTTTTAGGAGATAAAGACGACCCTTGGAAAATAACCTTTGGTGGCGCAGATCCAGACACTATGCTGGACTTCTCGGCTTTTGCAGGTGGTTATATCCGAATAAATGCAGGATCTAAAGAAATACCAGCTGCGATGCGCCCATTTAGAAATGGTAAAGGTGACGCCGTGCCGATGATCCTTTGCTCTGAAACGAATGGTAACGGTAGCCTGAAATATCTTCAATCGTCAAGCATGCAATTAGATTCTACGAATATTCAATGGATCAGTGTAATTGATGATAACGGACGAGACGGTACAGACGCTCCAGACTCAGTAGTTGTTTACAATAACGCACTTATTTACATTTCTAAAACTGGCTTTAAGACCACTCTCACTAAGCCACAAATGCAAAATGTTTTGTCCACTGAGAATCTGACTGACAATATACAACCCGATGTTGAGCGTCTCAGTAGTAATTGTATTCACAAGTCACTTGGGCTAGAAGTAAACGGTATGATTTACTTTGCCGTTCCTGTCGGCGGAGAAAAACTAAACCAGCTATGGGTACTTGATATGAAACGCGGCGGGGTGTGGTGTATGCCGTGGGTCATTGGCAATATTAATGATCTAAAGGTCTACGGTAGTAGTGATGGTAAAACAAGGGTTCTATTAGCAATAGGGAACAAACTAGTAGAACTAACAGATGAAATAAAAATGACAGACAGCGGCAAGCCGTTCATCACAGATATTAACTCTGGAGTTATTAAGTTCTCTGATGATGGTGCGTTGTGGACGAGTGCTGTAGATATAACATTTATTTTATTGAAGCCAACAGGAACAATCAATTTCTCTGTATCAGGGAAAACTGAAGACGAACCACTCCAGTTGCTTACTAACTTTAGTAAAAATTTTACGCCAAAAACCGTTCCTATCGGATGGAATAATACATCAGGATGGAACAGTCCACTGGGGTGGGGATTTGTGCCAAAAACCTATGAAGCAGCCAGTGGCGAGGTTCGCATACCAATCACAAAAGATATCGATGAAGATGTGAACTGGATTCAATACTCGGTTACTACTAATGAATCGGGGGCTGATTTTGAGTTATCCGATGTGATTATACAGCACATACCAATTGGGGTGATTTTTGAGGAGGATGAAGATGAATAAAACAAAAAAGGAGAATAATATGGAGCAGAACGAGCGTCTAGCTCGCATCGAGACATTCAATGACAAAGTCGTTGAGCCATCACTCATACAGATATTGGATAAGCTAGAAGGGCTAGTCAGCGAAGCTAGGTTCAATGAGCGCAATGAGTATGTAGACCATAAAATTTTAGAGCTTAAGACTGCTATTGGAAATATCAATGAGCGTAACAGGAAGCTTGACGGCAATGTGTTTATCAAAGCAATTATCGAGGGCGAAAGAAAACTTGTAGGATTGATAATCAAATGGACAGGCATAGCGGTGCTTATCGGTACAGTTGGTGTCGTCATCTTAATGCAGTTTGCGAACCTAATGCAACAGCATAGGCCAGAAGTACACGAAACTATTAAAGAAGTAAAGAAAACTGTTGAGTAAAGGGGGAATATGGATAGAATTAATCAATGGATCGCTAACGCACCAGGACGCCGAATTGACGTAGATGGTGCATACGGGCTTCAATGTAAAGACGTCATTGACGACTATTGTTTGTGGTTATTTAACGACTGGCAGAACACCATCCGTCCTGCTAACGCTAAAGAAGCATTCGCTAATTCAAATGGTGATTTCTTTGAAAAAATATTAAACAACATGTCAGACCCAAACCTGCTGCCTCAGCGTGGAGACATCATCATCTGGGGTGCGATGGTAGGCAACCCATATGGTCACATCGCTGTAGTATTGGGCGCTGACCTGAATGGCGTAGATGTTATTGAGCAAGATGGATTTGCACAAACACCAGCCAGAGTTATTCGACGTTCTTGGATTATCTCTGGTGGCCCAGTTATCGGATGGTTACGACCACGTCCTGAACGAATTATTGGCTATGTCGCGCCACAAACGATCAGTCCGACTGACCGAAAAATGGAGGAGGAGGGTTACGCTCGTGAAGAGCCAAACACACAATCTGGCGTATTCCAAGAGCTAGCTCAAGGTGACGTTATCACTATGAAAGGCTACGTGACAAATGGTGAGTCAATCGCCGGTGACACAATCTGGTACGTCACAGCTCGTAGCGGTAAGTACATGAGCCGTCAGCTGTTTGAGGATAAAGAGCTGCATGATTTGCCAGACCTAACACCACAACCTACACCAGAACCAGCACCAGAACCTGAGCAAGACTTCAGTAATGTCATTATCGATATCTCCAGTTACCAAACCGCCGAAGTCGTAAACGTTTTCCCTAAAGTAGCGGGTGTCATCGTCAAAGCTGGTTGGGTTGGTCAGCCATATGGCGGCAATGAGTTCAAATTAGACCCAGACGCAGAGCTATTCGTTACTAAGGCTCGTGAGGCTGGCAAAATGCTTGGCTTATACTGGCTGCCATACTTTTCCACCAGAGAGGAGGCTGAACAGAACGCCGAGTACTTTGTGAAGTGCATCGAGGCTTTAGGTAATGAAGCCGGCGAATTGCTATTCCTTGACCTTGAGCCAGACTTTGAGGGGACTGTCGAGCAGATCGGTGTGTTTAGTAACATTGTCCTTCAAAAGACAGGCAAACAAGTGTTCACGTATGCAGGTGAGGCTATTATCCAAAAACTAGGCTTGCCACGGGTAGATTGGTATCCGAATTACGGAGAAGTAGGGAACTATGCGCATGGATCGTTTATCCATCAATACTCAGAGACACTAACTATCCCTGGATATGACGGGAAATTAGATGCTAATGTGTCGAATAAATCCATTGATGAGCTACGAAGCATGGGTGGCGTTGTGTTTCCGAAACCACAAAACAACGAACCAGAAAAACCACAGGAAGTGCCAAATAATAAACCAAAGGAGGAAAAAATGGCAACACCAGTATTCACCAAAGAAGACATCGAGGCAATCGAAAAAGTGACTGCCGAAAAAGCTAAACTAGTACAAGGATTAGCTGAGACAGATGAAGCTCAGGAAATCATCAAAGGTATCAGTAAGCGAACCAAGCTAGTTGTGTATATCATTGGTGACCTGCTCTTGGGTGCAAGTGCAATCGCTCCGCAAGTAGCCATCGCGGTACTCTCTGGCGACCCGTACGTCAAGACAAACGCTATCAGCGGTGCGCTAGCCACGGCTGGTCTGTTCTTGCTAACTATGTTTGGTATTTACAAAAACGGTAAAAACAAATAATCATGGAATATTTAGCATTGCTGAGTGATGAGGAGCTGGTCGATGAGTATCGGCTAGCTCTACGGCAGCAGGCAGAAGTAAACGAACGTATTCTAACACTAGAGGATGAACACTTCAGCCGCACATGTGGTAGGACAGCCCTTAGATGGTTAGTAGAAGAAGGAGAAGAGTATGATAACTAAACTATTTAGTATAGAAACAAAGAATGGACGAGCGATGCGAACGCTTCTACAGGGTTTTTTAGGGGTAATGATCACATTCACTGCTCTATACAAGATCCCTGAGTTCACTGAGTTTATGAGAAGTCTAGACGCATTGACAGGCTCGCTTGTATTTTCAAGTGGCTCAGCAGCCATTGCCGCTGGGATTAGTCGCTTGATGCCAGTGATTAGTACGATTATTGATTTTATAAAGGAGAAAAAATAATGCTACGAAAAGCTTCAGCAGACGGAAAACTACCGGTAGAAGCATTACTAAAACTACAAAAAGAGAAAGATGCACAGAGTATCTCTGTAAGTACCGTTGACGGCTGGAGACTCGGAGAAACTGTTGATTTCATATTATTTAAAGTGGACTCTGATAAAAAGATTATTCCAGGCTCTGTAAGCTCTTGGACGGGTATTCCTGCATCAAATGGAGACATTAACAACCTAGTCTTAAAAGGAGGAATGGATCAGCTTTATCCACCCAACTCGGTAGTAATGGCGACTACAACATCAGCTTGGGCTAACGATTTAGTCGGAGCAATACTTGTTTCTCACAACTCAGACGGCACCCTCAAAGACGGATCAGTAACGTATGAAACTTTGGATTCTACTACTGAGTTCGTGGAGCAAGGTTCGAGTATTGATTTCAATGATGCTCGCTTGTTCAAATTTGGTAAATGGGTATTTCGAGAAAACGATGTAATTAAAGCTTGTGCTAACCGCCCATCAGATAACCCAGGTTGGCTCATTTCCACACCGCTCAATCCTGCTGTTATACCAGGCTCGCAAGCAAAAGGTTACGTCAAGCAGCAATATGCCGACATTGAAGGGAATTTCTATACCCGTATCATTAAAAGTGGAGATACAGCTACACCTATCACCTATGGTGAGTGGATGAAAGAAGCTAAGGATTATCCTGACGTAAAGACCGCCAAGGAGGAGGACGTGCAAATCGGTTGGGGGATGATACTGAAGCTTACTCGAATTGGCAATATGGTATCAGCACGGATAACTCAGTTGGGAGAAATCCCAGGAGGAACATTCTCACCGGGAGAAAAAATACCAAAGAAGTATCGCCCTACTGCAGAATCAGCCCTGATGATAACTGGTGTCAACTCAGGCCGATATGCAGGTAACGCTATGTACAAGTTTGCTAAAGACGGCTCCGTGACTGGATATTCTGCCATCTCTGGACGACAAGAGTGGTACGGGTCAGCAACTTGGCTAACAGACCAGCCATGGGAGAAATAGGTTGACTTTTATTTCAAAGTTTGCTAATATAAGAACATATCAGATAGGTAATTGATAACCTCGGTCGTTTTTGGCTGGGGTTTTCTTTGTTTTAAAATAACCTCTTACTCAAAATCGATAAATCGCGGAAAAGCTGTCAAGGGTTTTGCACCAAATTCTTGAGTCTTTTTCACAACAAACAAATTTCACCTATGAAAAATGAAGGTGCTAGTTTTTCATTGGCTTAAAAAGAGGGTAAAGATGGGGAAAATTGTTCATATTTCTGAGATTAAAACGCCATTGACAGAAGCCATTAAGAAATGGAGAGCTGACAATGTATGATTTTGACAAACAACAAGTGATTGAGCCGAAGCGTCAATTTACAGGCGTTTGGCTGCCGAGAGAGCTACTGCTAGACAAAAGACTAACTGCTGTCGATAAAATCCTTTA